CTTAGCAATCATAAGTATTTTTTCACCAGAAGATGTAGTCTGCGGTACAATCTGATTAATTAATTTTCTATGACCATTGATCCGTCTGTAACCACCCTCAACGTCAGGTTCAAAGTTTTCTAAAACTAAAGCCTCTCCCGGTTGCATAAGAAAAGTAGAACGGTTTTTAACTAAACCGCCTTCACAATTAAATGCTGCAGGTTGTGATTGAGAACTATCAGGCACTAACTTATAACCCCAGACATAAAGTTACCTGAACCACGTGGCCTTGATACAACAGTAGAGCGAAGATATTCATATTTATTAATAAGAAGACTTTGCATATTTTTAATGCCTTGCTCAAACCGTTCAAAATTTAATTGATATTGTTGTAGTTCTCCACGGTACTGATAAACAAATGCAGTAGCACCATCTATTATTACTGGTGCAAACCGTTCAGGAACTGTTGTAGTATCACTGTGTACAGATAAATCACTAGGAAATGTATAAAAATCAAAAACTAAATTATATGCTTTATCAGGATAAGGAAATAAAAGATAGTTGTTGTCAGGAGTACGAACAATATTTTTAGGTACACCACCATCTTCAAACTGTGTAACAGCAACACCACTTGAATGTACAGCAGCAGTAGTATTGTTAGCTCCACGTGTGCAACCTGTAATATCATTACCTGAAATTGCAGTGTAAGACACTTGCTCACTTCCTATATGTACAGTGCCAGAAGTGTCAAAGTCTGTAGTAGATGTAAGAGTTAAAGTTGTAACAGAAGCTGAGTGTGAGCCGTTTAAAGTCGTAGCAGCAACATCATCTTCTTGATTTGCATAATCTTTTTCAATATACTCATTGTAGTTTAAAGTAACAAGATTATTTCCTGCTGCATTAAGATCACTGTCTTTTTTAATCCTAGCTGTACTGTAGTCTATAGACTTAGTGCTAGTAGGCACAGTGTACCTAGTTTGTCCTGCTACTAATGTAGAAGAATTACTAGAATGGTTAAAAGAATAACCAAACTCTCTTTGATTAATATAACGTATTGCCTCGTTTACAGCAGCTTTACACTGTGTTTGTACACCTCTTGAGCCAGTAAAATTACTAGAAGTAAGCTCTACCTCATTCATGCGTGTAATAACACTATTAGTTAATGAAAGAAATGTAAGAGCCATGATGTTTTCCTAATAAACTTTTTGTTGCCCCAAGAATTTTTTGTTGCATAAGCTTGATACACTAATGGGGCCAGTACGTAACCAGCCCCAAAGTATGTAGTTTTATTAAATGAGGTCACGCTGTGCAACAGCAGCCTCAGTCATAGCAGCAGAAACATCTGCAATCACTGCATAGACACGAAGGCGTCCTGTAGCAGCAGCAGCACCAGCGATTGTTACATCAATAGTATCTGCAGCCCCAACACAAGCAAGTGCTTCAGCAGCAAATGTAGATGCAGAACCAGTGTTTACAATATTAGCTTCACCGTTACTACCTTTTGCAAGGTATGTACCAGCAGCAGCGTCTAGTGCAGCACCGTCAATAATGTCATCGCCACCACCAAAGTCAATATTACAAGTACAACTTGCAGTAAAAGACTTCATAATTTCTGCACCAGCAGCAACTACTACTGATTCAGCAGGAATCTCAAGGAGTTGAAAAATGTCACCATCTGCAATGGTAGCACCTGCAGTAATCATAGCATCAATATCTAAGATTGCTTCAATAGTGCGTACAGTATTACCGACATTAGTTGGAACAGCAAGAATATTTGCCCCAACACCGGCGGTAGTACTGACAGTCATATCAAACGTAGCCATAATTTATACCTCCCTTATGCTGCGTTATAACGGGCAGTAACGATTGCTTCAGGGCGAAGAATCTTACGACCGTATAGATGCATACCACGAACAATGTCAGCAAAGCTGTCAGGGTCACGATATGTTTCTGTTTTATTGATCTGCTCGGCTGTTGCTACAGCAGAATCATGTCCAGCTACAATTACACCAAGGTTAGTGAGCTGGTTAGCTGTACCCGAAGTTCCCGGTCCAGTGCCTAGTGCTGGTAGGTTAGACGAGGAATATACACGGAAGCCGTGGAAGTTGTTAATGGTCAAACCATTACGCAGTCCACCTGATTCACCAAAATCAGCGTTCATGAAGCGTGAATCTTCATCAGCAAGGATTTCCATAAATACTGGATCAATTACAAGCCACCGACCTTGTGAGTCAACTTGTTGTTGATCAAGCAAACGCTTCATGCGTGAAATAATCATCGCAGGAGAAACGGTAGCTGTTGGCAAGGAAGTAGCACCGGGCATACGTGCAGTCACAGGAATTGAGTGAGTACCAGCAGAGGCAGTAGTAATATTTCCAAAGTCACCTTTATGCAGTTGCATAGAGGAAAGTAGTTCGTTAGAACCTGCAGTGCTTACAGCTTTAGTACCATTAACAGTTGTGTTAAGGGTGTCACCTTTGCTGTGCAAAGAAGACTGCTTGTAACCTGACATATACGCAAGAACTTCTTGGTCATGATTGTCAGCAAGACGGTATGCTGCACGGCTAGTTGCAAGGTCCATGAAATTGACGTGGCTGTGAGCCTCTTCAATATCGTCCATTTTAAAAGCAAAATAATTCGCTTTATCAATGACCAGATTAAAATCTTCGTCTTCAAGGTCTTGTGCTGTGACATTTGTGCCACGTGCATATTCGCTTACAGAGATTTCTGGTTCTTTAATAATTTTAACGGTGTCACCTTGTGAGGCAATTTCGCCAAAATAATCAGAGTTGGTAATATCACCAACTACAGTACTCTTGCGGAAAGCAAGTTGTACTTTTTTAGAATAGATTACAGGGCTAAAATTACCATTAGGTAAATTCCCATAACCTGTTGCTGTTGTAAAAGCCATAATTAATCCTCCTATAAAGTGTAGGCTTTGTGAGCTAAACACAAAACATAAGAGGCTGTAATATTTCTAGGGTGCATTTACGGCCTAAAGTAAAATCAATCATTTTACGGTTTAGGGTAAATGGGCCTATACTTAAACAGGTAAGTCTTATTCTTTTTTTGTTTAGTTTGATTGGGGTTAGTAGGGAAGGTAGACCATAATGGTGGCTTCTTTTTACTATACCCCTAGTTATACTGACAAAAATACTTTTGTCAATAGATATTAACGTGCAGAACCTGATATATCGTAAATAAACTTACCAGATTGTATTGCTTTAGTAATTTCTTCTTCTCGTTTTTCAAACTCTTGGGCTGACATACGTTTAACATCAGACTCTTTTAAGGTGCCCTGAGTTTCTTCTGCATCTAAATCAGCTTTAGAACTTTTAACAACAGCAGAGGCAGCAGCTTTAGTCTTAGCTTTCTTACCTTCTTTTGTCATGCCCTTGTCTGATTTGTACAAGTCAATAACACGTACTACTGAACGAGCATCTTCTGAGTTTTCGTACAGTGCATCCTGTACCCACTTAGGTTGCTCTTCTACCCAGTCATGAAATGTATCTGAGTCTCGCAGATCATCAAAGTCAGCATGAACCTCACGAATTTGATTCTCTGCAGTTTTACGTGATGCTTGAACATTAATAGCATCTAGTTCTTTTAAGCGGCTATCCGCTTTGTCAAACATTTCCTGTGCTTTTTTAGCAGCAATAGTCTCAACTATACTGGCTACATCAGGATGGTTATTTGCCCATTCAGCAATGTCTTCATCTGACTTAGGAGGAACAATAGTCTCATTAGCCATACGGTGTTCTAGGGCTTCAAGACGTTCCTTGTATTCTTTTTCTTTCTCCGCTGCATGTCTACGTAGATCACCATAGCGTTTCTTAAAAGACTTCTCTTCCCTACTAAGGGTTTCTGTTTCTTCTTCCTTGACCTCTGTAGGTGTGTCAGGTGTTTCTTCAGAGGTCTCAACTTCCGTCTCCTCTTTGGTGCTTAGAAGTTCTTCTAATTCTTTTTCTTGTTCTTCAATACGTCTACGATTACGATTGTTGTGTTTTGCATTTACAAATCCTGCAGTCTTAGGTGTTTCTACTGTTGATAGTTCAGGCATATTTATTTCCTTATGTTGGGGCCAGCCGTAGCTGGGTAGCCTTATCGTTGTGGTCGTGCAGCCAATCCTTGTGGTTTAGCTTGTGGTTGTTGTTGAGGCATTGTTGGAGCCATTGTACGTTTCTTTGGTGTAGGAGCAGCAGGAGCAGCAAAAGTCCCTACCGCTTCCATAAATTCTGGACCAAAAATTTTACCAATAATAGTTCCCATTGGTCCTGACATTCCTTTACGAACTATATTTTTTTCTTCTTCTGGTAGTGCCATATAGTTATCAGATACTGATGCAAAATCAATTTCCATAGTTTGTTCCTTTAATTTTAAGTGTGTTTTTTAAAACTTTGTAGGCACCGATAATATAAGACATAGGATAAATAACTACATCAGCATAAATAGAACCTATTGTTCTTTTTCCATAAATCTTATGGTCGTAAAAATCACGTACTCTGTCTGACTGCCACTTAGATTTAGCAACCAGATTGTCTGCGATAACTTTACCCCAAACATCGTAACCTTCTTGCCAGAACATATCTTGCTCACGATGCCAAGCACGTAGTTTTTTAACTTCTGCTGTTGTCATATCACCCCTAGCTTGGGCAGCAGTACAGCAATGAGTTCCTGAGTCTTCTCCGTTGCTATCTGTTTGTTTATTACCACCATACTTTGTTCTAATATCGTCTGCATTATCCCTATTAAATGCATCTACAGCAGCTTGTCCATTTCTATGAGTTACACCATTTTTATCTGTATAACCGTTTCCGCTAGTAGCAGCATTTCTTGCAGCAGCCCTTCTTCCAGCACGTTCAGAAGCAGCAGATTGATCATCAGCTCTGTTTTGATTATATGCATCTGCTTGAGTACGCATAACCTGACCTTTAGCAGTAATTTTTTCACTAGCCCTGCCCACATTAACATACTTTTCATATGTTTCTTCAGTTGGACCAGTTTGGTTCCAACTTGGATTACCTTTAGGTTTCCCTGCCCATTTAGTTTTTGCAAGGTTTAATCTATTATCATATGCTATCTGTGCTGCAGATTTTGCTGTGGGAGAATCTCTTGTTTCTAAAGCGTCCTGAGCAATACCTGTTCCCATTTCTTCCAATAAACCAGCTTTTACAAGTGCATCAAATTTCTTTTGTTCTGAACCTGATAAAATAAAGTCTACACCAAGTTTAAATCTACTAGGGTCATTTCCCTGTGCTGCTGAAATTAACTTTGCACCTTCTAAGTAAGCTTCTCTAAGTTTTTCATTTTGACTTCCAGCTATAGGGGCTTTATAGTCCATACTAAGTTTACTATCGTTTATTTTTCCCGGACCTGTGTAGAGAGCTTCCATGACTTTCAATGCTACTTTTGCATTTGCAATGTTATTAGAGTTTCCAACTTCACCTAAAGCTTTTCCTGCCACTAATCCTGTTGTTGGACTTTTAGTTAGGGCTGCAGTTCCAAATGCAACAACACCCTGTCCAATTCTTTTAAGTAAACTAGGTTTAGAATCCTCTACATTCTTATTTAATATGTTTGAAAGTTCTTCTGCTGCATTTCCGCCCCCAACAGCCTTTTTATAATCTGCAAGTTGTCTTTCTTTTCTTGCGCTAGTTCCAAATAATGCATCTATAGTACCAAAGGGAAACTTACCATACTCACTGGGGTCTATAACTTTATTATACGCATCAACTGGTTGCCCAAACTCATTTAACTTTGCCCCCTCTAAGGGGTTATAAGTTTCTTTTGTATCCATTGAGTTTGGATTTTTCTTTGTCAGCCCTTGTGTAGACTGTTGTGGCTTACCGTTAATAAAAGTAATAGGAACAGGAGTCCCATCTGGCCTATAGTATGTTTCTATCTTTGGTCCCGCTAATACAGTAGTAGGAGCAGCAGTAGTAGTAGCCACAGGAGTAGGAGTAGTAGTAACAGGTTGTACAGTAGGATCATATGGTTTATAACCAGTGTATCCACCGTAACCACCAAAGCTAGAGCCTACACCTGTATATCCTCCTACATTATACTCAGCAACTAAACCTCCTACAGCTATACGCACACCGTCATCATCTTCTACTTCTAACTCAGATATATCAAAAGGCAAAGACATTTCTAATGTAGGTTCACCACCTATTCTACCATCTTCATCCATCTGTTGCAAGCCCTGTTTTGCTTTTGTACGAAGATTTTCAAAAAACTTTACACCGTAATAACGAACAACATCAGCAGGAACAACATACTCACCCTCACTAAGTTTAGCATCAATGTCATCCCGTACTTCTTCTGGCAGAGAACCGGGAGGTACATCATTGCCTGATACTGGGTCTACTGTTTCATCTGCATTTTCCATAAAAGCCATTTCTGTTTGATCTTTAGCCATTTGCATTAACCTTTAGTCTAAGTTGTTTTAGTGCATTCAGGGCATTTACCTGACCTTGCAGCCTATACATTACATGCTCTTCGTCTGACTGAGAAAACATTTTGTAACTTGCCTGAATACGCTCATCTAGTTCTGCTTCAAAAGCATCCCATGCTTCTTTGTTGTTTACCAGTAGTTTTAAACTCACTGCATTGGTCCTTTATTAGCTGAGAAGCCCTGTTCTCCCGGTGTAGGCACCGAGCCTGTTCCTATAGTACCCCCACCGCTGCCTTGGGTGTCTTGTACCTGTGCCCCCGCTGGTGGCTTCTGTGGGCCTACCTGTGGTGGTCCTGCTTGTGGTTTAGGTGGCTCTGGGTTTTCTGCTTGGAACTTTTTAAGTATCTCAGCCTGTACTGCAGCATCACCCATATTATTAACCAGCTTGTCAGGATCAAGGTCCATAGACTTAGCAATCTCACGTATAATGTAATCCATCTTAGCAAAAGGAGCTAGTACAGGATTTTGTACCACACCAAGGAATTGCATTAAACGTTGACTACGTACTTCATTAGCCATCAGGCTTTCAGTACCACGTGCTTTAATTTCAAGATCACCTTTGATATCTTCATCAAAGTTAAACTGCATATTAAAACTAAAGAATGCTTTACCCAGTGGACCTAAGAGATAATCATCTACATTCTTAACTACATTCCGTATAGAACCATTAGCAGCAGACATGAGCATACTAATGCCAGAAGCTGTACGTCCGACACCTTGAACTCCTGTCTGACCATGAGCGAAGCTAGGAAAGCCCGTAGACTCATCAGCTAGAACTCTGGCCTTGTCAAACATCTGCATGTTTTCGTTAGATACGTTAGGAAACTTAGTGCCAAAAATAGCTTGTCCCGGCGCACCCCCTTGACGTCTAAAGACTTTTCCGGGATATACACTTAAATCTTGTCCCGGAACTAGGTTAGTTTCGTCTACTTCTATTACCATATTACCTGACAGTGCAGCATTGTCCACAGCCATACGCATAAAGCCGTTCATCAATGTCTGTGTGTCATCCATGTTTTCAGCAATACCTACACCAAACAAACTGTAAGGGTTTAACTCATAAGGTACAGCGTAGTAGGGAATAGTAGAAGGGGTAAACGGATTCATAACTAAACGCAACACTTGGTTATTACAAGTCCAGATGTTTACACTAACTTGATCTAAATCTTTCATTTCCTTTGGAACTTCAATGTCATGATTTTCTAACATCTCAGTGTCAATCATACCCCAAAACTCAAGAACCTCAAATCGTTCTGCTCTTGATTCTTGAGCGTCATCTTCCATTGCCTGTTCCCACCACTCTTTTGTATAGTTTTCTCCATAAGAGATAGCAGTATCAATAGCATTTTTTCTAAAGAAAGGACGTTGTTTTAAACCACGCACTTTACTGCGGGACATTTTGTGACGTTCTATTACATACTCAGCTTCATCCATATTAGATGCATCAGGATCAGGATAAAAATTCCAAATAGAAACACTAGCTGTATGTGGAACTGTTTTAATAGTAGGAGAATACTCACCTGAGTCTGACCAATTAGGGTATTCTTTATCTACTGCAAACGGACCTTTCATAACACCAGTACCAAATAAAGCAGCTTCAAATGCAGCTACACGTAGTTGTTTATTAGCATTAGACTCTTCTAGCTGATCGTGTATTTTCTTTTCCATTTTTTTAGCTGCAACCATTGCAGGATGAAAAGTAATAGCAGTAGCAGTTTTACCTTGACCCTCTTTTAAATTATCCATAACAGGACCAAGTGTATTTTGTAATCCTGCAAGACGTTCTTTAAATTGAGGTGTAGTTTCTCCCGGTTTTAGTTGCATTTCTTCAGGAGAAGCTTCTTGTGCTTTTTTAAGTTTGTCATCAGCCTCAAAGTGTACTGCTTCTTCTACACCTTCAGGTAAAGTAGTAGGATCAACACTAATAGGAAAACGATGGTTTCCAAAAAGTACTTCTACAATCTGTCCGTATGCGGCAAGAACTTTTGTTTTAGTAACCTTAATAAATACTTGAGACTTTTCTGTAGAAGTGAATTGTACATCAGGTCCATAAATACCCCTATAGTTTTGATAAGACTTTAGCCAACGATTCTCTTCTGTTTCTCTTGCATCAGAAGCTTTACTATATTTTTCACGAACGTAATTATAAATGTTACCAGATTTAGGGTCGTTATACGCAGACTCTTTTACATCTTCAATCGCTGAAGATTGCTCCGATTCCATAGCGTTTTCCATGTAGTCTTCTTCCATTATTTTTCCTTAATATCCGAATGTAGGGTCTGATGCTTGAAACCCGCTGTTTTGTGTAGAAGGGTTAAAGTCAAATAAACTGCTTCTAGGTCTTGTCATTATACCGTAACGTAGTGCATCATACAAGTGATCTTCTGCATTTGTATCTACATCTTCAGGGTTGTTTTTGTCTAAAGGCAGGGCTGGTATTTGACTAATAGTATTACTACAAGTTTCAAAAAATACTAACCTAGGTTCTTCTGTAAAGTCGTCTACTTGTAAACGCCTATGTAATTCGTTCTTACCTGCTACCCTAGAGCCTCTAGACCTATCAGAAGGTCTCCATCTGCAACCCTTCATAATCATTTGTTCAGCAAGAGATGGGCCAGTATCACCACGATTATGCCACAAAGAAGAGTCCAAAACTCCATACCTAATCTTTTCACCTTCTTCTACTTCTAAGATCATATCAGCTAGGTCAGTAGCTATGACCTTTGAGCAGTACATTTCTCTGTAGACTACAAGTTGTTCGTCAGGTGCTACAGCAAACCATACTACCCCTGTATGAGAACCATAACCATAGTCACAAGCCCTAAACTTTGCCCAACTACTAGGTATCTCATAAGGCTCTACTACGTGTATGTTACGGTTCCACTCAGGGAAAGCAGCACCTTCATTTACATCCCAATTACCTTCAAGCAGTTGTTTACGTTGATGCTCAGGTAAAGACAGCAGATTAGCTTCATACATACCATCGTCAGCAAGGTAGGGGTTATCAAACAAAGTAGCAGGAATAAACCTACGTTTAAATAAAGGCTCACCTTCTTTTGAGTGTCCTTTAGGCCAAGATATTACTTCTCTTGTTTCTGGATCAGTAGCGTCAAAGCTGGTATTATGTGGTGCAGGGTCTACAAAAGTTTTTTTAACCCATTGATGCCCTGCTCCTCCGGGGTTTGTAGTAGCTCTTTGATAAAGATCAAGTCCACTGTTTTTAGTAGTACGTAGTCGTGACCTCATATAATTCCAAGCAAAAGGTGTAGGCCATTGTGTGAGTTCGTCAAAACCAATCCAATTAAAAGCTTGTCCTTGATACCTAGAAACATCATCATCCCTATCTAAATAACTTAACCATAAAGACGCACCAGAAGGAGCTATCCAAGTTTTTTCTCTTTCTAAAAACTTAATTCCCGGAATTGCTCTGGGATATAGTTGCTTTGAAACAGATATAAGTTCTCTTAGTTCCTCTGTACTTCTACGGACTAGAAGTTTGTTAGACAAAGGATTGTTAAAATACCTAACAGGATCAGCCAACATAGCAAAAGACTTACCTCCACCTGCTGCTCCTCCGTATAAAACCTCTTGTTCTGAAGCTGAAAGAAAGTCTGTCTGAGGTCCGGGATTAGCCTCAAAGATAACTTCTTGAGCCTTTTCTATTTCAATCGGCTCTGGCAGTGCTGTCGCTGGAACTGTCTTCGGTTTCTTTTCTAATTGAACCGAATCTTTCTTCTTCAAGACGCCTCGCTTTTGCTTCCGCTTCTTTGTAGCGCTGGGCGTAGTACCGTGCATTTTCAGCGTCTGTCTTACGTTTTCGCTCAAGTTTTACTCTTTTCATTAATCCGACATGAGAGATTGATCTGCCAGTTTGTTCGCTTAACCAAATTGCAACATCCCTGTAGCTGTATTGCTTAAGATGTTTCTTTGCTAGTTCTAATGTTTCTAACTCCTCAGTTAGAGGTAGTAGTATGTCTTCATCATTAGGGTCTTGCTCGTAACCAAAAGGCACTACCCTGCCTACACGGACGACAGGAAACCATTTAAGGCCACTACTTAGTTTCTCTGGTGGAGGTAGCCTCCAAGTCTTATTAGTTTTCATTTTTAGCTGGTAAAATAAATAAAGGACTTTCAGCCTTTACTTCTATCTTATCTGTTTTTACAAATCCTGCACGATCTAGAAAGTCCTTAGCTACTGCTATTTTTTCTTTATTGCCTAGCTGTGTAGGGTCATTAAATACTTCCATCATACCATATGCAACACGTGTACCAGAGGAAGCAATGTAACGCTTAGTAGCTTCATAGATTTCATCCTGAAGCACACTTGTAATGCTTGTTGAAGAAACCGTATCAGCATAACCTGCAAGACGTTTAGCCTCTACAGGATTACCTTTAGCTTCTTCAAACAAAACATCAATAAACTTTTGTTGTTTTTCTGTAAGTTTTTTCATTCACATTCACACTTTTTACAAGCACATTCCCTATTAAGTAAAGCACACCAAATACGTTTTATATATCTAATCATGTTATTTTCCTATAAGGTTTTACTTTGGACGCAACTTTTTTAGGTTGAGCCACAAACTGCTTGCCCGAAGCCTTGCCTCTTCGTTTGGCACGGGTTGAAGCAGCATACTCAGAATCACTAAGAGATTTAATAGCTTTAGCAGGTAGGTATCTTTCACCTGTAGCCTTTGATCCTTGAGTAGAGGGCTTACCGCTTTTAGTCCCCCACTTTTGTTTAGTCCAAGACTTAAGACTTTTCTGACTAGCAGCTAATCCTCCCCCATTCATCTTAACAGGTTTTTTAGTCTTTTTCTTTTTTGCTACAGCCATTAGGAAATTTTTACTAGTTTGTAACCTTTAGCTTTTGCGGCTGCACGAATTTTAGCTAAAGTCATACCTACAGTACCACCTCTAGCATAACCTTTCTTTTTCATAGACATACCACCACGTGCCATGCCTTTTTTCTTCATCATGGACATACCGCCACGAGCCATACTTTTCTTTTTCATACCACCACGTGCGTAACCTTTTTTCTTCATAGCCATTGTATTAGTCCTCTCTATATAAATTATTAAATACCCTGTCGGTATCCCAAACATATTCTACATCTTCTTTAGAATTAAATATGTGTTGATTAGGTTTAAAATCTGGCGCACCTTCACCTACTTCAAACCACGCTGGATGAGTTACTCTTACTCTATTGTTGGGTAACGCAACCATGTTACCTGTGTATTTTCCTGCATCTAACAGCTCTAATACATGAGACTGTTTGTGTTGTGCAGGGTCATCAGCTACTTCACTTTCTGTATAGTCTACTGTAAAATAATACTTAGCAGGGTAAAACTCCCCATCAACTTTTGCAATCCAAGGTGCAGGACTTGCACGTTCTAATTTATATACTGAGTGCCAGTGAGACATACAGTCCCATGGCTGGGCTAAGTACGGTGGTAATTCAGTAGGCCATTCCTCATAAGGAGTATCGGCTACTAGTGCTGTTAAGGGCATTCTAGCCCACATTGCACCACCATGTACATTAGGTTCATCACTGTCATCAGACTCAAAACCAGTAAAGATTACCTGAAAACTCAGTGTTCTATTGGGCATTGTAGTAACTGCAACTACCATACAATGTAAAAACTCACCATGATAGTCCTGCATATTCTTTGTATATTCACGTCTAACCCACGCCTTGAAGTGTGGGATATTACTTTGAAGATAGGGCATTCTCTTTTCTTAACCTCTCTTTTGCTTTCTTAGCAACTGCAACAACTGCTTTCTTACCCATAACTTTAGCACGTTGTTCCATAACTGTCAAGATTTGTATTTTTCTTGCAAAAGATTTACCTGATCTTCTTACTCTTCTAACTGTAGCCTCTGCTTCTTTTACTGTACCAAACTTGATCGGTACAGTATCTTTTGGATTTTCGTCAGTATATAACCTACGACCAGACCCTTTAGGTTTTTTACCTGTGCCTAATTTTGGGTCTTTAGGCATTACGATCTGTAACCCCCACCTGCAGCTTTGTAAGCTTTTGCAAGCATCTGTGCTTTACGGGCGGACCATTGACCTGCCGCACCCCCTTTGCTTCCAGCTTTAATCCTTGCAAAAAGACGCTTACGCAGAGCAGGTTCAGTATAATTACCTGCCTCATTTACTTTAGAGGTTTTCTTTATTTTGGAACTTGCTTTTGATCTCGCCACGAGTTATGCCTATGTCTTTTAAAGCCTTGTCTGACATATGTTGTAGCTGCCAGTATGCTACTCTTCGTTCTTGTGCTTCTTGTATTGTTTTAATAAATTTCTTGAACATGGTATCTCTCCTTATGTCTAACCACAAAGACAGTTATACCATGTTCAAGTTTAAATAACTACAGCTATAATTGCAACCCCGCTATGCAGGATTAAAATATCATCCCCGCCGTAATAGTAGCAGGGAAGATTAAGTGTGTCAAGGACTATTTCTTTCTAGCCATGCCGCCTTTGTTTATAGGCTTTTTCTTAGTTACAGAACCACCGTACATATAACCAGATTTCTTAGCCATTCCACCTTTGTTCATTTTAGCGACAGGTTTCTTTCTAGCCATACCACCTTTGTTCATGTTTGCAGAATTTTTAAAACCGCCAGTATAAATAGGAGTACCTATTGGTCTTCCAAGAAGACGAGCAGCTTCTGCTTGGGTCTTGGGTAAACCCATCATTTTTCTTTCTTTAGGTGTAAGTTTCTTAAAATTTTCAAGAGTTATTTTCTTTAAATTCTTTTTTTGCTCTGCAGGAGTAAACACTTTTTCTGGAAGTGGTTTAGAAGGTCTTGCATTTGGATTAGGTCGTGGACCTCTATCTGGACCCGGACCTGTAGGCCTACGAGGAAGATCACCAACTCTTTCGCTGGGTCTTGTACGATCTGTTCTTGTTCTTTCTCTAGAAGGTTCTTTAAAAGGAGTTCTTCTTTTTTCTGTAGGTCTTTTACGAGGAGCAGTTTTTGTATCTCTAGCAGCTTCTTTAAAAGGAACAGTTTTCTTCTTTTTCTTAGTAGTAGTAGTAGCTGTTCCCGGCTTCTTACGCCGAGCGCCTTTAAGAGATTTTAAAAGTCCTGCACGGCCCTGTAAGCCTATACCATCTTTATCAAAACCTAAGAGGTCTCCCAAGAAGGTATCACCAAAGCTAATACCACCTGATTTATCCATATCTTTAAGATCACGTTTACCACCAAAACGGGGGTTCTTTTTCTTTGTAGTTTTTTTCTTCTCAGCCACTAGCTTCTTCCCTTTTTAAGATTGTTTGTTTGTGACTTAACCATGCCACCCATGTTGTAGGTCATAACACCTTTTTTAGTCATGCCGCCTTTGTTCATTTTACCTTTGCCATCAGCAGCATAAAAGGGAACCATTGTTCCATCTTTATTAACCATAGGCAACCCACCTTTGTTCATTCTATTGCGGGGGTAAGCTTCGTTCATAGCTTTTAATTCTTCTCTAGTAAGAGAAACACCTCTTCTGTTAGTCCGTTTTACACTGTCAAAAGATTCTGTATTCAACTCATCAGGACTTTTATTTTTATTTTCTGCTCTACGTTTTTGTTCAGCCTTTGGTCCTTTTGGTCTATTATTAGGGCGCTTAGAAGGCCCAGAACCAGTACCAGTTCTAGTATCAGCAAGAAGTTTATCAGCTTCTTCTCTGCCTTTTTTCATAGCAGCAAGTTTGTCAGCTTTATCTTTTTGAGCTTGTGTTAGTTCTCGGCGTAGTTTTCCAATAGCTACATCGGAATCTAAACTAGGAGGAGTGCTAGCTTGTCTACTTCTTTGCTCATCACTAATTGCATCTTTTTTCTTTGGTGCTTCTTTTTTCTTAGGTCGGTACTTTGGTCTTAGAGATTTTGTAACACCTGTCTCTCCAATATTTTTACCTTTGTTGTTAGCCCAAGCAGTAAGAGCGCTACCCTTATACTTGCCTTTATTCTTTTTCTTCCATGCATTAAGTTGTTCTGCAGTTACTGCAAGTTTCTTAACACCTTTTTTATCGTAAAAATACAGAGAACCAGCTTCTTGAGCTGCCCTAACACTTCTATGTTTCTTCGCCATGATACACTTCTCCTATGCCTTACCAGCGTTTTTGTTTCTACGGAACGACCTATTATTTGTTTTACTTTTAACAGAAAGATTGCCCATAGCATTGTTCATGGGATTGCCGTCCTTGTGATCAACATCCCTACCGTCACCTTTACGTACAGTTCCGTTACTCTCCAAAGCACGTCTTGCCCTTTTACGAGCAGCATTTTTAGCTAACTCAATAGGTGTGCTTTGGAGTTCACGTTCTCGTTTATAGTTACGATCAGAAGTAACGTCACCGCCAATACTATATCCACTTTTATTGTGGGTAGTCTTAACAGTAAAAAATTTAGCAGCCATGTTTACGACAAAACTACTTTTATTGTTACATTATCACTGGTAGCTGCTAATATATTCATAATAACAGCATCGCCAACTGCGTCAGGTATTGCTAAAGTATAATTACCTGCCTCTAGTTCTAAATCATTATCACCACAGTTAGCTTCTGCAGCGCCAAAGTTAATTAAGAACTCTTGATCAGCGTGAAGATGTACAACTTTAAAACCAGTACAAGTGAAGTGTTTAGTATTACCAGCAGTATTATCTACTGTTTGCTTTGTCTGAACACTCCACTGTAAAGTGTTGGGTTGAAAAGTACCTACAGAAGTAGACATTTAATATCCTCCCTTAATGTACTGAGTATTCTAGTTCAACAGTAAACCTACCTGCAGATGCATCACCATTAAGAGTAGTAGTAGCAAATACGTACAAATTTGTATTTGCAATAGGTGCCTGTACTAATGGATCAAAAATATGATATCCTGCTGCATCCAGATCAAGGTCTATTTCAGTCACTGAATCAGTAGCAGAAATACGTGGATTAAATGATGCAACTCCTGCACCTACAATCTCTGTACCTGAAGATACAACAGCAGCATTAGTAGCAATGCCAGATGTAGGATTAAGTGCTAGACCACCTACAAGTGTTGGTCCTGCTACAGTAGTAATAAATACTAATGCACGATGGATAAAGAATTTAGTAGGGGTTACAATGCCTGATGGAGTATTAGTATCTAATGTACCTAACTCTACAAGACAGTCTCCGTCTGCATAAGCTGTTCCTGTATCTGTAGCTGCAAGTGATCCTACAAAGGTTTGGATTTTACGTGTACCAAATGAATGTAGTAGACCTGTGCCTGTTATTCCTGTACCAAAGGTTACGTTATCTTCGTAAGCCTCAATACCTTTTGTAAAAGTTGTAGTTGTCATGATATTTATCCTTTATATGTTTTACCATTTTACTTTGTCTGCCCAGTAAGCAGCACTTAGTTTTCCCTTTTTTATGTTTCTACCGTGTCTTGCTTTAAAGGATGCACGTTTTTTCTTCATCTTTTCGGATTCACCTTTTTTTGGCTTCCCGGCGGTCTTCGCTCCCTGTTCACCGAACCTGATGAGCTTAATGGTTGTACCTTCTTTTGCAAGAACGGCATGACTTTTTTTCGGGTGATCAGGGGTACGCTTCGGCTTGTTATAACCTGCAAATTTTTCTCCCCTGTATTCTATACTCATTGTTTATCTTTCACTCTGGGTAAGCAGTAGGCGACAACCCTATCTTCTGGTGCTATGCCGTGTGTGCTGTAACGTCTTGTTATCTCTCTAGCATAATAGTTGCAATGTTCTATATTGTCAAACACCATACTATCTTCTATTAATTCCCTAGTTGCACCTAGGTACACCATAAGAACAAAGGTGTACATTACATCATTTCAAAGTGTGGTGCATCAATAAACGGTCTACGACCTTGTGAACGGCGTAAATCTACATACTCATTCATTGCATCTTCCATAGAACCCTCATAAGAAGCAATGTCACCTACACTCCATGCAGCTCCCCACTTAATAGGAACACTATGTACAACTGCAGCATCAGCCATAGCATCAGCAATTTCATCATACTTATTCAACGACCAAGTAACATTAGGGCCAATATAAGCTACAAGGTCTACTGCACGACCCTCTAGGTGCTTACTCTTCATTGTTTGTGATGCACCACTAGCAACAAGCTTCTCTTGCTCCTCTACAGTACGCATACCACAAGTTACTCCAAAGTCCACCTTGGTTAAAGTAATAGCAGTCTTAACTACTTCTATTAACTTAGGATTAATACCTTCTAGTCTTCCTTCACTACGTGATGATAGTTTAAACGCCATTAGTTTTCTCCGCTATGAGCTTTGATTGCTCTCGTATTTGTTCCTGCTGCTTCTCCAAAATAAGAAACTGTTTGTCTAGCTCAGAAAGCTCTGGAAGCTGAACGACATTATTTTTTTCCAAAGAACTTACTCACTGAACGCATTCCTATAGAAGCTGATACAATTCCACCTAAAGCTATCTGATACCACTGAGGCATAACCTCTAAGGATTCAAATCCTCTTGCTACTATATCATTTCCCCAATCACCACAAAAAGCTAAAATTAAAGGAATAGAAAACAACAGAGTAATCCATTCATCCTTCCAAGAGTTCTCAGTAGCCTTAATAGCTTCTATGTCCCAGTCAATCTCACCTGTAAGCTGTTTCTTTTTAATTTCAGCTTCAGTAAGTTTGATCTGTGTCTTACCATCTATAATAGAAGTAGCTAATCCTGTTAAACTTCCTATAAGTTGACCAATCATCTTAGTTTAAACATCCCTTTTGTTCTGTAATCTTTGTGAGAAAAATTAGGGTTAGATTTTTGTTTTTTAATTCCTGCTTTAACTGATTTTGTAAGACTGTCTTGGACCTCTTGAGGGTTTGTATCATCTATAATAAGTCCAATACCTTGAAGTCTACCTGTTTTTCTTGCCATACGCATACGTTTCTTTTGTAGGTCTCTTATGTAAGGTGTATGTTGTTTTAATTCTTTAGGGTCTACTGTTTTACGGTCTATTTCTGGTTCTGATTTAGGTCCGTCTTTACGTCCTTTAATTTTACTCATTGTTTCTCGTTTCCTAACCATACAGCAAAACACCCAGTTAAAGCTCCCATACAGATAGATACTAAACCTGACTGCTGTATAGAAGGATCAGGTAAGGTCATAAACCAATGAACTGCCTGATAAGTTAATACTGTTACTGCTAACATCATAATACGAGGCATAATTTGCCACTTAAGTACACGTTCCATGATAATCTCTGGCATTATTCCCAATCCCTTTTAGTTCTTGGTTGAAATACGTCTTTAGCCTCTAAGTGTCCCTCTAAATACATTGCTCTCTCAACGTGATCTAAAGTATACTTGACGCCTGTATCTTGAAATATTGTTTCTCTTACATAAAAAACATCAGAACGAGGAATATGACACAATCGTAGTCTTGCCTCATCCTCATCTGCTAATGCTAAATAGAAATTTTCTATGACTTTGTCACTGACATACCGTTTAATCTTTGACATTGTGCTAGTTATATCCGATAAAGGGTTCTTTGTCAAGAAGAAACGACAAGAAAAGTTATTTCTTCTTACAAAACTAAGCTACTTAAAGTTTTTATATATTTATCTCTAGGTAGTAGTAGTATTTAGTATACATTTAAGTTCTTTAAGTAATACTATAAGTATATTATATAGTAAACCTACTACTATTGTCAACCCCATAGTGAAAATAAATTTATATTTATTGACAGATTCCTTTCTTTCGTTCCCTAAAGGTACTTACCTCCTACTACTTACCTAGAAATAGTCCTGAGAGGCTCTGAGCTGCTCTCTAAGTACCCTTCTCTGCATTTCTGGACATAGGGTACCTGACCTGGGTACTAAAGTGCTGTACGGGCTTCCTATGAGCTTTAACAGAGTATCTCCCTATTAGTGGTCGGACACTTTAAACTGGACTTATCGCCTAACCCTAACTGAACTTATTTGTAAAACCTATGAATACATGCAAAATACCTATGTATTCTTTGATGTAGTTACCAATCTTAAAAATACTCCCCGCTGTCATTGTGTGTATATACGTACAGGTACCGGGAGTATGGCCCATGCCCCCCTAAAGTATATGTCAAGCCTCTCATTAGTAAATTTCCTGTATCTTTTGATAGCAATTATCTCTTTTGATAGCTAACATATTCTAAAGTATATCTTTTATATACAATAGTAAATTGTCCCCGTCTAAAGTATAGGTCAATAATGCTTACATATACTAAAGTTACTCAGAACTCTCAAAAGTTATGTACCCCCCACTTTAGATATCTCAAAAGTATACCCCCCTAAACTAAAGTATATATCACTACATACTTCTGATACTACTATGACTAAAGTATGTATGCCTATACCTTGGTATATGTTGCAGCTATCAAAAGTATATTTTTCCCAGTGACCTATACTTAATAGTGTTTGACATACTAAAGTATATAGACCTATCCCTTCGTATATGTCAAGCGAAACGAAGTATACCACCTTCAGTATATAGTGTCTGAGAATCGCTCAGAGGCACCGCACATGGCCTAGATTTTCTGGCAGGTACCCTAGGTCATTTTTTTCCGACCTGCCTATCTAGCGGCGATTTTTACTTTTGATATGTCCAAAAGATCACGATTAGCCCAAAAACTACCCCAAAGTATATATCCTTTTGTATATAAAATTTAACGAATCACTACGAAAGTAAAAACAAATCACACCTTTTGACACTAAAACTAATCCTTTCGTACCTATCCCATATACTATCCTATACATACTTTACATACTAAAGGCCTATGCCAAATTGTCGCACGAAAACACACAGTAAACATTTGTTCACTGACAAGAAATAAATACACTTTTAAATTGAAAAACCTATACCAAAGCAGTAGTAGTCTATATCCTAAAGTATGTATTTAGCCTTTATTGCACAAAACCTATACAAATTACATTTAATTTAAAAACCAACAATAGGTCAACTACTATGACGTTATTTATTTGTTTCATCTCAGGAATAAAATATTCCTACCTGCACACACGCATACACACACGCGCGTTCACTATCCCAGAAAAAAGAGACCTATACTTTTGATAACCGAATCAACCCAAAAGTATCAAATAAACTAAGAAGTATAGGAGGGTCTTTATCTATGTTTAAATATCGGCTTTATGGTTCTCAAGGCAAGCCGGTAGACGAAACGGACGCCCTAGGCCCTAGGCTGACGCTATTTAGTCATAACGCAATAGTAAGCGCGTAACATCTGAGAAGACGGTCAATTACTCAGGTTATATCAGACCATAAAATCGGGAGTGATTTAGCAAATTACAATCTGATTTTATCCACCGATATTCACATAGGTATTTAGGTATAGGTCACGGGATAGAATCCCGAATAGGTGAAAGCATTTACCGACGTAATTAAATTGACATGCCCTTTTAGAAAAATATCTGACATATGGAAACCTTACGGGGTTTAGGGAAAAAGGGTGGGCCATACGCATAAAACACGCGGATGTGGTGATAGACTGTAATAGTTGGTTGAAGTTAATATATACCAGTTATTTAGGGTTTCAAAAACGGTTTAAGAACAGAGGAAAAAATAGCGACCTAGTAGGTAAAAGACCGGATGACAATCTTTAATCCCAGATAACAAAACGTGAATAGTGGTATAAGACATAGGGCTTATATCGTTATCGCTTAGACTAGGGCAGGAAAAATACTTTGATAGGCATGACTAGCAACGTGCCTATTTATGGTATTTTTTACCAAACCTGTATATGGGTTTTCATATACTTTTATATCCTTGGAGGGATAATCATGACTACTTTTAACGCAAAAACAAATCTTGCAAATTTTTCTCGTTCACTTGGCAATGGTATCACAATGGGCAAAGAATTTGCCGCAGGGTTGCATCATGCTATTGCGACCAAAAACACAAACCATATTGCGGATTTATATTCCCGCGCAAAAGCTAAAAATGGTGGTGATAGCGCGGCGCAACGTGTCATTAAATCAACAGTAATTGCTATCTATAGCGGCACAGAGGGTAAGGTAGCGAAATTTGAAGACCCTACGGATTTGACTAAGGGTATCGTAATCAAAACCAAGGGTTGCACAATTAACAAAGAAATGTTGGCTGCATTGGATACCCTAGTGAAAGACAAAGCAACAATGCGTGGTGATGATTGGAAAAACACTTTCTCAACTAAAACCGAAACCAAGCAAGACCCTGTAAAAATTGCCAAGGGACTTGCGAAAAAAGCTGAGGATGACAAAATTGAGGGTGGCCGCGAGGCTCTTTTGATTGCCCTAGTCGCAGAATTAGGTGGGCTTGAAATTGTAGAGGAAGGCAATATTAAAGCTGCCGCCTAATACAACCCACAAGTTTAGCCTTTACTGAAAACCCCTTGTAGAAATACAGGGGGTTTTTTTATGGACTAAATTTCTCAACTCAGAAGGAGTATCTACTATGACGTACTATGACGACTTGACCCCCGTTCCGCCTCAAGAATTTGACAGAGGAGAACTATCTAAATTGCTTGAGGAGTATGGGCTATGATCAA